GCCAGCCGTAGCCGCGCCGTACTTGCCAGCCGTAGCCGCGCCGTACTTGCCAGCCGTAGCCGCGCCGAAATCGCCAGCCGTAGCCGCGCCGGACTCGCCAGCCGTAGCCGCGCCGAAATCGCCAGCCGTAGCCGCGCCGGACTCGCCAGCCGTAGCCGCGCCGAAATCGCCAGCCGTAGCATGTTTGGGATCTGTGTGTTTCATCGTTGTGTGCTCGTTCACGTACTGGATTTGAGCTCTTACAAGCCCGGCAATACCGATTTCTGCTTTCACGGAAATCTTTTTACCGCAGCGCTTGGAATCGTTGCTCATTTGGTCGCTCACATCGTCGAGATTAACCTCACAATAACGGCTCATTTTGCCGGGTGCATAATATTTGAACACATCCAGCGGGCGCTCACAGGCATGGAAACCACTTTCGCACAGTTCGGCAGTCGATTCCTCATAGGTCTTGCCGATTTCGTACTGAAAATCACGGCATTTCAGGTCTTTATCAAAGCCTTTATACATTTTCATGAATGTTTTCCTCCTGCTTAAGAATCAGCCCGCACAGGGCGTTGAGCGCCAGCGTAGAGCCGACGATGGTGGGGACGTTGAGAGAACCGAGCGCAGCAAGCAGCAGCACCAAATCTGCGGTGATTGCCAGCTTGACGGCTGCGCGTTTCAGTGATAGAATACAGTTAGAGCTTTTTGCGATGCTCTGTTTTTTTGCCGTTCCGGTGGTGGTGCACCGGGGCGGCGTTTTTGTTTTGGCCATCATTCTTTGAGTTCCCTCCATTCAAAGCGACCCTTGCCGCTGTTTCTCCACTGCCCAAGGCCGCGCTTTGTGCCGTAGTCGAGACACTCACGAACCATGTCTTCAAGCTTAGGGTCGAGACATTCGATTTCAAACTCTGCTGTTGCACCTACGGGAACGCTCTCCGACTTTGCGATGCTGACACGTTCGCCCATCGGAGTTTGCGCCCGCAGGGGGCGCTCGCAGAAATCAACCTTCATGCCGTGCAGGTCGTAGGGAATCTCGCGCGGTGTTACGAAGATGAGCCCATCGATAGCCTGCTTGTACGCCTTGATCGCCGCGCAAGCCTTGCCGCCTGCATAGCCAGCCTTGCCAGCTTTGGCAAGCATTTTGCAGCTGTCCTTGAACATGCCTTTCACCTGATAGTCGTACAGGAACGGCGTTCCGTCGGCGGTTTTGGGAAAGACGGTGACGCGGTCTTCGGCGTTCTGGGCCTTGATGTTGTCCACTTCTTCGGCGGTGAGGTCGCCGGTGGGGGCCTTTCTGGCAATGTAGGTTGCGAGAAGGTCTTCATTGCTGGGGGAAGAACCGAGAACTTCTTCCAAAAGGGTGATTTTTACTTTCATGGTGGTTGTCTCCTTTTTAAATAAAATCGGTTGCTTTTCGGTGCCTATGCCGATCTATGCAATGCCTACGCGATGCAGTGCTCCGCCATGCCGTTGCGGTGCCATTCGTCGCGTGGCTTCGCCATTCCATTGCCAATCAGAGCAAGCTGCACAAGGCTTTTCCCTGCCGTCGCCTATCTGTGCAGCGCTATACCCTCTCAATGAGAACTTCCCGAAGCTGGGCAAGTAAGTTGTCTACTCGTTCTTCGCGCGTTGGCTCTTTGGTCGTGGGCCTTACGATGCCGGATGGGAAATAGCGGGCAAAGTCGTCGTATGTAATGTCCAGCGCTTGGCATACTCTGCCGACCTCGCTCCACTCCCAAGGGCTGCGCCCGTTGATGCGCTGCGAAATAACTGCGGCTGGGATATGGCATTCTTCGGAAAGGCGCTTCTTGTTGTAACCCTTGCTCTTGATAAGAGCTGTAAAAGCAAGGTTTGTCATGCTCATCATCTCCTTGTAACACATATCAAGAAGTTTTATACTGTGCGAAAGGGGGAAAATAGTATGGATTTAAAAATTCCAGATTTTACAAAAGACATTGACTTTGAAAGCACTCCGCTGAAAAATATTGAAAAAGCATCAACGGAAACTGCCGTACAAGCCAAACGCCTTGCAGAGTTAGCGGAGCGCCGTGCTCAAAAAGCTGAGCAAGACGCAAAGGATGCCGATGCCAGTGCAAAGCGTGCAAACGCTATTGCCATTGTATCGGTAATAATCGCTGCAATTTCTCTTTTCGGCGAAGCGCTCGGCCTTTTCCCGCTCTCTTTTTAACCAGTGTTCAAAGTAGAGCGTAAAAACCAGATTGCATATCGCACCGCCCAGCACGGCGCCCTTGATAGCAATTGTGACAAACTGTTTAGGTGTCATTTGGTTGCTCCTTTTTATAAAGCATTCAAGCACAGCAGTCGGAACATCTCACGGCCTTTAGGCGTGATAAGTGTCTGTGTGCCGCTCCACTTGGTTTTCTCGTTAAAGCACTCTTTAACCTCAAACAATCCGTTGTTTTTATCGGCGTATGGCATCAGCTTTGCTTTTTTATTTCTGTAGATGTATTTCTTTTCCATCAAGAAAGAAATAAACTTTTTCTCTTCAACTCCAAGTTGTTTTGCCGTCTCACGAAAGCTGGTCAGCAAATTACGGTCTACAAGTTCGTCAAAATATTCAGCTTTAGGCTGCATAATAGCATTCTGAACTGTAAGTTCCGAAATCCTCGCCTCACGTTCCGCAAGCGTTTTGTTGGCAACCAGCAGGGCTTTAGCCATCAATTCGGATGGGGTAAGCTGTTCCTGCCCGGCGATGTAACCACCGTTTTTGCGGATACTGGGCAAGACTTCACTGGTGACCCACTTGCGGAAGGGTTTGGCCTCCGGCTTGTCGCTGCGCAGGATGACGTTGTACAGGCCGCTCTCGTTGACAGCCGTCATTTCCTGTGCACCACCAAGGGTGTCCACTCTGACCGGCGCCCTTTCGTCATCGTCCAGCCGTTCGGCAGCATCCCGGTATTTGGAGATGCCCAGCACCTTGCACACGTCCTTCAGGACGAACCACGGTTCACCGTTCATCTCAACCGTGCGTACATCGTTGTTTTCGTACTTAAAAATCTGAATGTTGTTCATTCGCTCACTCCTTTCTTTCTGCAATTAGTTCACTTACAGCCGCTTCCATCTTCTTCTGAATGTCAGGCGGTTTGCGCTTGCTGTTCAGAATCAAACAGATATAAGGCTTGCCGTAACCGAGCTTTTTTGCTACATCTTCATAAGAAATGTCGTTGTTGTGCATTTTCCCAATCAAACGGCCAGTCCACGCTTCGGGCATTTTTTCACCTCCCTTAGTAAAAATTAGAAGTAAACAAAATTGACTGCCGCGACACAATATGCTATAATCTGAACTGCCAGAGTAAGGCAGAAAGGAAGGTGGTCGTCCCTTGACCAAACTTTTGAGTATGCCAGTTCCAGACTAAAGAGATTGCGTAACGCGCTATGGCTTAAACGGCTGCCCCAAAGCTGCCAAAGGTTACGGCAAGTCCACAGAATTGCAAGTTCGTTTTGCAAGCAGCGGATGCGCATTGCACAAAGGACCGTGTACTTGCCCGCTCACATTGAGCGGTTCCGTTGCTGCAAACTTGTTCTGGTAAAAAACTTTGGGGAAAATCCGTCTGCTAACGAACAGCAGGCGGATTTTTTTGCTGTCGCGGCAGTAATTATGGTTGCAAAAGTTTACAAAGTATGCTATATTGTAGTTGTCAGATACATAAAAGCATTAGGCGCGGGCAAGAGGTTGCCGGGGCTTTGTTTGTTGCAAACTTTTTAAACCATGATTATAGTATACAGCAAGCTTTTTAAACCGTCAACCCTCCTGTGCGAACTTTTTGAACTTTAGCATTTTGCACAAATTGGAGGTATTGTTTTAGTGTTTTACGACAAGTTTGTAAACCTTTGTGCTTCCATTGGGAAAAAGCCTACACCGGTAGCTCAAGAATTAGGGATTAGCAAAGGTACAGTTGCGAGTTGGAAAAGGAGAGGAAATGACCCAACTGACGCATATTTGGCAAAGATTGCAAATTACTTTGGTGTATCTGTTGACGAATTGCGCGGGGATACCGAAAACGAAAAAAAGCCCACCGCACAAGGCGATGGGCTAATATCTGGTTTGCCGCAAGATGTACAAAAAATTATTTTTCTTTGCCAAGAGAACCCTCAGCTTGCAAGCGCTCTATTAAATCTTGCGCAGCAGTTACAAAATCGGTCATCTGGTCAGGCGTAAAGGTTGAAACGATTTCAATAAGCTTTTCTGTGTCCGTCATTGCTGATTCCTCCCAAAAAATGTAAAGGTGGTTCTATTATGTCTAAAAAGCAAATCGTACGATGGGTAATTGCTGTTTTGTGCATTTTGTTTGTTCCTGTATGCGGCAGCCCAATTTCCGTTGTTTTACTTCTTGGCGCGGCAATCACCGTCGCGCCTGTCGAAGCAATTCAGCAGCACTTAAAAAAGCCATTAAACATTATTATCCCTGTAGTTTTCTTTGTAGCCGCTGTAATGGCCGCACCCAATACAACAAGCCAAAAAACTGAAGAGCCTGCGCCAACAGCAACGCCAGAAGCAACCGCTACCCCAGAGCCTACGCCGGAAATCACCGCAACGCCAGAGCCTACCGAAGAGCCATTACAGGAAAGCAGCGATAGCACCGATAACAGCGACATGAAGTTTTTTGCCGCAATTGTTGAGTATGCTGCTTCTCAGTCTTACGCAGAGGATAAATACAAAGTTGAATATGATGATAGCGGCATAACCCTTTCTGTGTGGGGTGACAACCTTGCAATGGGGGCAGCGCTTGCGTCCTCTGGTGATGAAAACGCAAAGCAAGAATGGGAATCCAACGTTGTTGACCCCTTTGTTGAATTAAACAAACAGCTTGTAGAACAGGCAAAACAAAATGGGTTAGACGATGCCGTTATTATGACCAATGTTCTTAATGATGCAAATTTGGACAACACATTACTTAGTGTTCTTAACGGAGCCGTTATTTATGACTGTGTAAGCGATTCGTAAACCGCTGATTGTATTTTACACAACTTGCAGTTGTATTTCAGCAGTTTCACAAAAATACTTGTTTGTCAAGTCTTTATAATCCGCTTTTTCGGTCTTCTGCGCCCGTGTCTTGGTGGGACATCCAAATCAGGCAGTTTCTTCATGGTCTGCTTCCCTCCTTGCACGGTCTTGCAGCACAGCACGGTACAGGGCTTCAATGGTTGCCGCATTACGGTTTTGGTAATTCTTTAGACGTTCCACGTTATTCATTGTTGATTCCTCCTGTGTTTTCTGACTACAGTAAGAATCTTAACATGTTTTTTATACCATAGCTTCCATTTATTTCCATAGCATTTTTTGAAGAAATATTTCTTTATATTTTCTTGATTGCTACGGTAGAAAAATTTTACCGCATTTGAAGTGCAAAACATGTAAAAAATTGAGGGTGATGAAATGGAAAGTAGAGCTGATTTCCGAGAACGTGAAGGACTTATTCTTTCGCAGTGCCGGTTGGAATCCGGGCTTTCGCAAGAATATGTAGCCAGGCAGATGGATGTGAACATCCGCACGGTACGCAACTGGGAAGATGGGCTTTCCCCTATCCGAAATGATGATTTGTTGATGTGGTTCACCGTCTGCAAACAATCCCCCTGGCGCTGGCTGCAGCGCATCTGGATGCCGTCTGCATTCAGCGATACCGATACTCCAAACTGGACGGAAGAGCAGGTAGACAAGGCACTTTCTGATTATATCGCTCAGATGCCGAGCCTGTACAAGCGCCGCCTGCTGTATATCCTTTGTGGGGCGCACGGGAGCGATTGGGCGGGCCAAATAGATTTGCTGTGTGCTAACGCGCATACGTCCATGCAAAGCCGTGTACGCGTCTGCCAGGCCGTAATACAGAACTACCGGATAGATACCGTAACTGGGGATGACCCATGCCCGGAAAGCATCAAGCCGGACTTTGACCGCCTGCAAATATGCCTGCAAGCAGGAGAAGCTGCCGTTCTGGCAGGTGACGGCGAATATAACGCAAGGGAAAAATAAAAAATCCCCTGCCGGTGGTGCCACACCAGCAAGGGATAAAGAGCCGTCAACACAAAAAAGTTGACGGCATTATTATAGCACATACAAAAAGGAGCCGCAATATGAAAAGGACAAATACCGCAAAATGGATTGAAAGCGCCGGGCGTTGGCAAATCAATGTGCAGAAGAACGGCGTGCGCAAGACGTTTACCAGCGCCAAGCCGGGCCGCACAGGTCAGAGGGAAGCTAACAAAAAGGCAGATGACTGGCTGGAAAAAGGCTTGCAGACGCGCGGGAAGACTGTGGAGAGCGCGTATGCAGAGTATTTGGAAAGGGCCTCTAAAATATCAGGGCAGAGCAACTACAGACCAAAAGAAAGCCGATGGCGCATCTGGATTCAGCCGGAAATAGGCCACAGACGGCTTGAATCGCTCACACAGCAGCAAGTGCAGGCTGTGTTGGACAACGCCAAAGCAGCAGGCAAGAGCCGCAAGACGCTGCAGAACCTTTACGGAGATATAACTTCTTTTTTCCGCTTCGCCAGAAATTCCGGGTACACAACATTCACGCCAGACGCGCTGCACATACCAGAGGGGACGCCGAAGCCCAGAAAGAAAATATTGCAGCCGGAGGATTTGGCAATACTCATGACAAGCGACAAGACCATGTTCAGAGGCAAGGAAATAGTAGACCCCTATGTAAACGCATATCGCTTTGCAGTGCTTACGGGCCTGCGTCCCGGGGAGCTTCTGGGCCTGCAATGGAAAGATGTGAAAAATGGCTGCATCTATCTGAAACGCGCAATCAATGTTTACGGAGAACACACGACTGGGAAGAACGACAATGCGATTCGCGCTATTGAACTGTCAGACATGGCAAAGAGCGTGCTGGAAGCACAGCGTGAAGTCACCAATAAAGAAAAAAGCGTGTTTGGCGTAACCGACGAGCATCTGCTTTATAAATGGTGGCGCAAGTATTGTGCTCACAATAATATACAGTATGTATCCCTGTACGAACTGCGGCACACATTTGTGTCAATCGCCAATGTGCTTCCAGAGGGGCAAGTCAAGGCTCTTGTCGGCCACAGCCGCAACATGGACACATTCGGCGTGTACGGCCACTCCGTAAACGGGCAGGCAGAAAAGATTGCATCTGCGCTGGATGCAGCTTTTAGAAGCGCCTTAGAAAGTACACACTAAAAGTACACACTTTTTGTTTTCAGACGGTAGCAAAAACCGAAATGCAGTATGCCAAGTAGCATTATATAAAGTATAAAAGGCAGAAAATACCCACGGTTTGCAATGCTGTAGGGTTCGACTCCCATCAGCCGCTCCATAAAAAATAGCGTAGATTCATCAGAATCTACGCTATTTTGTTTACGAAGTACACACTTTAGTACACACTTCGCTTATTTCCTGATCAAGTTGTGTACCAAATCTTTGTACGTTTCCGGTTGCGCTTCTTTCAGCGCATCCATAAACTCATCCAGCACACGCCACACTCTACCGGTATCGGCCTTTTTTACAATCTCCAAAAATTCACTCATCCTGTAAACGCTCCAATTTCCGCATTACGCCATTATAAACTTTATGGTTTGCTACATACAAGGCCGACATAAGCTCATCCAGTACGTTCAGCGCCGCTGTGGTGTCTACGTTTGACACAGCCCGTAAAAAGTCACTGCCACCAACAGCAGCCCTTGTAGGCGGCTCTGCCGCTTCGTAGTAGCGCACAGGCTCTTGCAGTTCTGCTTCCTGCGGAGAATGGGACGCATCTGCAAGACGCTGATTTTTCACAACATACAGCGCTGCCAAATTTTTAACTCTGGTCATGGTGAGTTCGCTGTTTTCGATTTCGGCTATAGCGCCGTCAATCTCTCGCACGTCAACCATAGCCCTTACACCTCACTTTAACCGTTTCGCATCGTGTCAATGCAGCGCTGGATGACTTCCCTGTCTTTGCTGTCAGCTCCGCGCATAATATCTTCCATGCGGGAAATCAGAGAATCGCGCCCATCGTCCATGCTGTAATGGCCACGCACATAATGGGAACCACGCCGCGCATAGCTGCTGCCGCGTCCATAATTGCCGCGCATATTAGCGCTCCAATCACCATCCCGGCTGTAATCTTCATCGCGGCTGTAGCCACCTTCTTCCAGCATGGTGATTTTGTCGATGTTCTTGATGGTGTCGGTCAGCTTGTGCACAGTTTCCAAGTCACCAGCAGACATTTCGCCTTTTTTGCCGATTTCGTCAAGCTCATCGCACAGCATATCCTTCAGATCATACAGGGTTTTCATACTCATTTTCATTCTCCTTTCAGCCGACGCGCTCGGCAATGAGATTCGAGTTTGCAAAAAGCACCGCCTGTGCACTCGTGTTCTTTGCGGCAACCGTCACGCAGCAACCGCGCGGAACGTCCACAAACGCCGCCACAAACACGTTAAAGTAATTCTCCACTGCTGCGGGCGTAACAGTTGCAGTGGCGCTTACAAGCGGTTCTCCGTTGATTGTAAGCGCGGAAGTAATTGCACCGACTGTTCCGCCTGTGGGAATCGCAATGTTCGCGCCAAAACTCACCTTATAACGCGCCTTGCACTGGTTCGTGATGCCGCGCAGTGTAACGATGCCAGCGCCATCACGATGCACAATGCAGCTTTTTCCGCAAACTGCCGTTTCGGTAAGCGGCACATTCTGCCCTGCGGCAACGTTCACGATACTGGAATTCGTAAATTCAGCCATAAAATCAATCCTTTCATATAAATATAGCGGCGGGACTGTTGCCCCGCCGCTATTTTTTGCAAAATCAGCACGGAGCTGAACAGTTTCCTATTTGGAAACAGTTGCTATTCAGTTTTAGCATCCGCAGCCGTTGCAGCCGCCGCAATTCCCATACTGATACGGAGCAGGGACGGGGAAAGCCGGAACAGGGCGGGGGTTGTAGTAAGCAAGCTGCCCGCTCATATAGGCTTTCAGCGTTTCATTCTGCGCAGCCTGACTTGCGGCAAGCTGTGCGGCAAAAAGCTGCTGGTTCTGCTCGGCAATCTTGGCATCTTTAGCCTCAATGCGCTGCGCCGTCAGTGCGTCAAGCACAGCGCGGGCGTTCGCGTTCTGGTTTTCGATGATGTCCCGCGTGCCGTTCTGAATGGTCTGGCGCGTGTCGCAAGCCTGCGTAGCAAGGTTGTAGTTTACGCCCTGGATAGCCTCGCGGGTCTCGCAGCAGCAATTGGCCTGCTGCATCTGCATGGCAAAAAGCTGCTGCATAAATGCGGCCTGCTGGTTTGCGCGGCTGATTTCGGCGCTCATAAAGCCCTGCTGCATAGCGTTCTGCACACCGTTGACAAGCTGTGCCTGAGCATAGAATCCGTCACACAGGCCGTTGTTCACGACATCGATTTTGCGTTCGATGTTGGCAAAGTCGCTGGTGAGGATGTAACCATCGACAGCGCCAGCACCATTACCGCTGCCAAATCCGTTGTTGCCCCAGTTACCGCCCCAGCCGCAGAAAACGAAGAGGAAGAGAATAATAATATACAGCAAACCATCGCCGCCAAAGCCCCAGCCGTTGTTATTGCTCGTATTCGCGGGCTGAACAGGCATTGTCATAACAGTGCCGTCCGAAGAAAGACTCATGTTTAACTCCTTTCAAAAGTTGAATGTATTGTTCACCGTGCGCACGGTTTGAACCTATTGTAAAAAGCTCTGAAACTGCTGCGCCATCGCTTGCAGCTGGTTTAGCTGCTGCTGGCTCATCTTGCCGGATTGCAGCAGCTTTTCCACCTCTTGTTTGGGGTCGCCCTGAAAGTTATTGCGGAACTGCTGAAACTGCTGCATCATTTGCTGGAATTGTCCCATTGCGCCCGGCATTTTGCCGCCGCCAAGAGCGTTAAACAGAGGGTTGCTCATTGTCTGCCTCCTTTTTCTTGCGCGTCAAAGGTTTATCTGCCGCCAGCGCGTCAAAGCGGGCTGTCAGCGCGTTGAACTCTTGCCGTGTGACATATTCCTCTTTCGGTTTTTGCGCGGTCTGTGCTGGATGTTTCTGGCTTGCCGTGCGTTCCGAGTAGTCAAAAACGCGCAATGGCTGAGGCATACCGCTGGCGTCGGTGGCCTTAATGTAAAATGTGCTGTTTTCGCTGTCCATCAGCAGTACGCTGTTCCCTGCCGCCACCATATACGCTTTGGCTCCTTCTTCACCTTGCACCCAGATAATAGGCGAGCTTTGCTGTGCCGGTTGCTGCTGCGGATATGCCGCTTGCCGGAGCTGTGTAAGCTGATCGGGCATGGCCGACGGCATCTGCTGCCCCATCGGGTAATATCCCGGTGCGAATCCGGGCTGATACGGTACGCCAAACGCCATAGTCAATCATCCTTTCTGCCAATAATACAGTGGCGTCTCATCGCCGCTGTCCCAAGTGTCAAGCCAATCGCCATCAACAACAGCGACAACGTGCGTCGCCATAGCCAGAATATACGTGCCGTCTGGGTGCTCCGCCGCAAAATCTGCCACTGTGTAGCAGTCTGGGCAGCTGTTCGGAATTGCCGAACGGTTCCACCCACACCGACGCAGATAACTGCCCCAGACATAGTTTGCAGACGGCATATCATGCAGTTCAAATCCTGCCAACGCAAGCGCCGCATACACAGCCGCCCACTCTTGATGCGTTGCGGCTGCAATGGCTCTGACTGTACAATCTCCAACGCGCTTTTGTTCCGGGTTTAGGTTGATTTGCTTGTATGCCATCCGAACCGCTCCTTTTATCTAAATTGTACAAAAAAAGACGGCACAACGTAGGCCAGTAAAGTGCCAACATTGTGCCGTTTTTGGGACAAAATAAAAAAGGCGCGGCCACAAAAACAGCCGCGCCCTTTAAATCAGCCTATTTTGTTTCTGATGCTGTGTACGCGCCGTTTTACCGTGCGCTCGCTGCAATTCAGTTCTGCCGCAATATCAGCATTGCGCCAGCCGCGCCGCCGAAGCTGCAAAACATCCGTTTCTTCATCGGTCAGCAAACCGCCGACAAAATCAAACTTTGGCATGATTACTCATCCTTCTTGTTCTTGCTTTCGGTCTGTGTGCCAAAATAGAAGGCCACGACCATTGTCACAATGGTCATGACCGTGTCAGGCTGTAATTTCTCCCGCAGCGCCAAAGCCGCAAACACTGCAACGACAACCAGCGTCACAATGGTTTTTACCTTGAAAAGTGCGGCAATGTTTTTCAAAAAATCGCCCATAGATATGCACTCCCTTTCAGCCAATCAGATGATTTTGCAAAGCTTCCTTTGCTTTTTGCATCTGGTCAATGTTGTTCCCATCCAGATTGTGGTCAAGCAGGGCAAGCAACGCCTGCATGGTCACATGCTGCCCCTCGTCCATGCGGTCAAGCCGCTGTTTGTCTTTTTTCAAGAATCCCTCCATGGCATTCACCCGCTCTTCAAGCTGTGTGATGCGTTTGTCCTGGTCGGTCTTCGGCTTTTTTACTGCGGTGATTATTTTGCTGATAGCAACGCCCCCGGCATACAGTCCGGCAGCAGCACCCGCCGCGTAAATTAAAAACGCCCAGGCCTCCGCAAGCGTAAACGAGAATACATGCTGCATCGGCATCACACCTCCGCCCATTCAGATTTGTACAGCCCGGCATCGGTCAGGCCGCGTTCCTTGCACAGCAGATAAATCGCATCTGCGTCCCCCTGCGATACCGGCCCTACCGTGATGACCTGCAGCTTGTTTGCAGGCTTGTCCGCTGCGGGCATGGCCTTTACCAGATGATTCAAATCAACCACGCCAGTGATGCCCGGCACGCCGCCCTTTGCGGTCTGGCTGTACTGGTGGATGTATCGCGGCAGCGTCTTGTCGTAGTTCGTGCGCGTGTCGGCAAGCCATCCGATGTAATCTTCACACAAATAGGTGTAGTCGATGTTCGCGCCTGCAAAGGCCGTGAAGGTGTAAATGCCTGCCGTGAATCCGTGCGCTTTGGCCCTCTCACAGAACGCCATTGCAATTGCCGTGCGCTGGTCTTTCGTCAGGTTGTCGGCACGGCCATCGTGGACGCCGGTCTTGGTTGTGTGTCCCCATTCGCTGTCGAAGAACAAGGGATAGCCTGTCGGGGCCAGGCTGGCGCAGAAATCCGCTTCGGCGCGGGCCTCGTCCTCGGTGATGGCCTGGCTAAAGAAGTAGAACCCCAGCAGCTTGTTGTTGGCCTTGGCTCCGGCCAGGTTGGCGTTGAACTGCTCGTCCTTCATCAGTGCGCCGGTGCCATAACCACGGTAGCCGATGCGAACCAGGGCGCGGTAGGGAACCTTTGCCCAGTCGATGGCGCCCTGATGATGAGACACATCAATCAGAACTTCCTCGCCGCTTGTCTGCACAGGCTGGCCACCGTATGTGCCCGCCTTGTTGGGTATGCCTGCATACGCAGTCGGGTCAAGGCCCTTGCTCGTGGCAGTGGCTCGCACCTCAAAGTGGCAGTGCGTCCATGTGCCTGCGGCGTTGCCGGTCTGCCCGACAACCGCCAGCACATCGCCGGTCTTTACTTTCTGCCCTACGCTTGCAAGCAACTTGGAGCAGTGGCAAAAATACAGGTAGTTCACTGCATCCGGGGTCTGGTTTGCGTCCAGCTTCACGCAGATATAATAGCCCCATTCCCATGTCTTGTTGCTCTTGTTCGTCACGATGCGGGCTGTAACGACGGTTCCTGCAATACTCTTGCCGTTGTAGCCGGGCATACGGATTTTGTCGTCATCCATACCGCAAACATCAATGCCGCCGTGCCAGGTCTTTCCGCCGCCGCGCGTGTAACCGTAGCAGCTGTACGGGTACTTCACAAGATTTCTCCCGCTAAAAATCATGGTATCACTTCCTATCATTCGTTGGTGGTATTTTCAGCGCCGTCAACCTCCGGCACATCCGGCGTCTCCGTAACCTTGTCTGCGCTCTCTCGCGCGTCCACCGCATCATAATACGCCTGCGCCAGTGTCTCCACCTCGGCAATGTCCGCCTCATCCAGCAGGCCGTTATCGTAGTGCGTGTACGCCTTGTCCAACCAGAACGCAACATCCCGACCCGTGCCGATTTCCCGCTTGATACTGCGCAGCGTCAAATCGTGCCGCGCTTTACTTTTAATCGCCATTTTATTTCTCCTTTCAGGTTTGAGATGCAACCGCATCTTCCAAATCGGTGATCCGTTTAATTGGGTCTGCGCGTCCCGTCACAGTCGCACTGTCGGCGTCGGTCAGCACGGTATTCACTCCCGCAAGGGCGGGCAACGGCTGTGCGCCTGTCGCGGTGAAGGGTACAGGCTCTGACAGCTTGTAAGCAATTTGTACTGGCGTTCCGGCTGCGTACTGGGCGGCAAGGTAGGATTTTAAAGCATCAACTGTTGCGAAAGGCCCATCTGAAGCCACGTGAAACACGATGCTTGCTTTAGAAATGCGTACAAAGTTAGCCGGATATGATATAGAACCGTTTATGTTATCAAAATGGCTTGATATTCCAAAAGTCCCAGAATAAGGTTTTAGTACATCATATAATGCCCATTGTTGCTCTTTTCTGCTCGGGACGGTGCCGTTGTCCATCAACTTCTCTGTTCCGTCCAGCGTCACCAACTTCCACGTCTCTTTTCCATCTCCTGTCGCCGCGTCCACCTCACCGCCATAAACGGTTTCAGGCAGGGTCAGGGGGGTGGTGCTGCTCTGGTATTTTCTATATGGTGTAATTGTGGTTCCGACTTCAATCTTTGGGTAAAATGTTAAGTTGTTGCAAACAGTTCCTTTAATTATAGAAACTTCGACGCGTGATGAAATCTCCTGCGTTGTGAACTTAATATCTGTATTGCCATTACCTGAATCAGAAAACCATTTTCCGCCGAGATATAAGCCAATATAATAGCTTTTCGTCGAGCCACCAGCTGGGCAACCACTTAATGCCATGGGTGTGTTCATAGGCAGTCTTTTTTCAATATCCAAGTTAATCGCATACCATGTGTCTGCCGTTGCTGTTCCGTTAACAGTTATGCTACCGTCCTGTTGCGACGTGATAACAAGTCCATTCCTATTAGCAGAAGAAGTAGCGTATGGGAATTTCAGCAGATTATCCCCACACCGCTCCACCGTCACGTTTGCACGTCCCTTGATGGGACGGATGTTCTCCGGTGACGGAGTTCCCGTGCCCTCCTGCACCGGCTCCCAGCTGGCCTTTACCCCCAGCGAATATCCCGCCACGGGGTAGCACACAACAGGGTTGCCGCTTTCTTCCAGAGGCGGGCAAAGCATATCAATGATGTGCTTGCTGCTCCACGGCGCGTCCTCGCTCACCGCCGCATCATCAATCTGTACGCCGTCCTTTCCGGCAGGCCCCTCCGGGCCAGTTTCGCCAACAGGCCCCTGCTCACCGCGCTCACCCTGCGGGCCAGTATCACCCTTGGGGCCAACCGGGCCAGTTTCGCCAACAGGCCCCTGCGCGCCGGTATCGCCCTTCTCGCCTTGTACACCCTGAACGCCCTGCTCACCTTGGGGGCCGCGCTCTCCGGTGTCGCCCTTCTCGCCCTGTATACCCTGCGCGCCTTGCGGCCCAACAGGCCCCTGCGGGCCGACTGGGCCGATAAACTTCCCGTTGTCGGCGTCCTCCCTCACGCTGTTGGCGACGTCCTCCGCGTTCGTGGCGCGCTGATCGGCGTCCTTTGCCGCGTCCCGGGCATCCTGCACCGCCTGCAGCACCTGCGCCGCCAGCTCGGGCGTCGGCTCGGATGCAGAGCCGCCGTATATGCCCGCTTGTTCAAGGATATGATACTCCACGTTACAACTCGCCAGCTGCACGCCGGGGGCCATCCCGGCCAGCACAAGCACGCCATCCTTGGCCTCCTTCGTCACCTCAGGCGGCACGTCCATGGCATCCCCATCCAGCAGGGCCACGCGCAGCGGCTCTTCCCGCCCGGGGATGTGCCACGTTGCGGTGAGATTCAGCCCGTCCCACCCGGCCCCGCGCTCGATTTTTATAGATTCTATGCCATAGCTGGAATTAGTCCCAAGCACCAGCTTTCGCGGTGTAGGGGTGTAGTTGTCCAGACTCAAAGTATGTACCATGCCATACCTCCTTAACAGTACAACATTTTCTCGGCGTTGATTACGATTGGTTCTCTGCCATGCTTTAGTCCTCATCTCATACGGTAACAATAAACTCCGGCGCCTAATGTATAAACAACACCTGGATCATGATTCGTTTTGTGGAAAATGTCATATAGGTAGGTTAGTGGTGTTATCTGTGCCGTGCCGTTTCCGGCATAGTCTCCAATATTCAGCATATTGGCATTGCAGACATTTGTAACTGCATGGACATTTCCAGCGCCGCTATAATGCGCCAGAAATCCGGGCTCCGGTATGCCTTGTGCAACCACTGTTGCCGCGTACTCCGGAATAGGGTTTCCATAGCCGTTCTGATACTGTATGACCAGATATAAATATTTGTCTTTTGTCCATGTTGCCGCCTTTACGCGGCCTTCGCCGTTGTGGTATCCTGCGGGGACTGCGTAAGAACTTCCCGGGTTTATGGTTGTGTCCACTGCGCCCCGGTTCGGCATAGTCCCTTCTTTAAGCGTCTTATCCGCAGCATAAAATCTTTTGCCTGCCAGCACATTGCCCTCGGTGGCGGTGGCCTGTGCCAGCTTCGCATTGGATAATCCACCGCCGCCGTTAAAATCCAGTCGGCTCCCGTCAAAGGTAAACAGCACCCACCGCCCGGCAACAACGCAGTCCCCGTCCGCCGCATCCGCGCCGCAATACGCAGGCACGGCCACACCGTTGACTGTCCACGTGTCGCCCGCACTCCATGCAGCGGGGACTTTAAAACGCCCCACCGCGCCCTCGCCGACCAGCGCGTAAACGCTGCCGCTCTTGCTACACTCATATTCCTGCACGCAGACATTTAACCCGCCACCAGACGGGTCATACTGCGCCTTTGTCATCATTGCTGTGCCACCGTGCAGTTGCGACAGCTCAGTCTTTACCTTTTCAAGCAATGCGGAAAACTGCGCCTGAATGGTGGTAGTGTCAACGCTAACCCAGTCCGTAACAAGCCCACACACATCGGGGTCAAGCCGTTCGTCCGTGATGCTATCCGCAGAAATGCTGCTTACAGCTGCTGCGACGTAAATACGCGCAAGAGAAATTTGCCGTTTTAAAGTGTTGTTTGTAAGTTCCGTGGCGGTAGGTGCATTATTCGGCGTTCCTTTTAGCACTTCAATACGCGGCTTTTCCGCATAATCCACCGTGTCCCAGCTAACAACAATCCTGTCAATACGTGGCAAAATGGCATCTGGCAACGGGATTGTAAGCTGCAACTCGCTTCCAGTCTGTTCTTTTGTATCATTCCAAAAAACTGTGCCGTCCGCTTTGTCGTTCGCCAGCCAGCCCACGCCATCTGAAACGCTTACCGTCATATCACCGTTTGCGGTAACACTTAAATTGCCATCTGCGCCAAAAACGCCGCTGGAACGCCCATGCAGCCATTTCATAACATTTTCGGCTCCGATGTATTCATCCACGTTATTCGGAAAATTTTTGATTTCTGCCACTTTATCACCTCAAAACTGTTAAAATCGGGTCGCCAATAACCAGCTTGACGCTTGATCCGTTTGCATCCTGTGAATACTTTGCCGCCGTGATTCTGGCCTTGTACTTGACACCCAGCCGCAATGAAACGCACCAGACCAAATCGCCGACATTATATGCCGTGCCAAGCTCGTCACCGTCAGCGTCAATCGAAAATCCGTTTCGGTTCAAATGGCTGCCTAGCTGCAACGCCGCATACTGCTTAACGCGCGTCTGAAACGCAGAATTTGTCTCTCCATCCTGCTGGCTATCTCCGCTGAAGCTCGCCCACAGTTCGCGCCGTTCCGCATCGCTGGCCGTTCCAGCCTGCACCACAAATTTTGTACCGTCTTTGTACTGCGCTTCACAGTAGCACACATTTTTGTATTCAGAAATATCCTTGTCAACTACCAGCCCGGGCGCTGTTCCGCGTTCCTGCACAAACAGCACGGCGTCTAATCCCTTTGTGCGGTCAACACCCTTATACAATTCAAACGTTTCCGTCTTGGCTCTGTAGTCCAAAACCATCCGGTTCCCAATCCCGGCATCTGTCAAAATCGGTTGTATGCAGTTTAACAGTTCATCCCCGTACACCTCTGTTGCCGTCACGGTTTCTGTCAAGCCTTTTTTCTCTGCCAGCAGTACCGGCAGACCGCGCAGGTTGGCAGTAATAACCCTGTATACATCCGTTTCCACGTTGGCAATACTGGAAGTTGCCGCAATAACACGCCGGTTTAGCTTATTGTTCAGACTGTACCCGTTCAACGTGATTTCGCTATTATCACAATCGAACTGTATTTCTTCCACCGTATACGCAAGTCTTCGCTCTACAATGTACAAAACAGCATCCAGCTCCACTATCCCGATGTTGTAATCATCCATCGGCAAAACTACCGTAAATTTTCCCACATCGTTATAGTAGTCGCTGAACTCGCTGCTGATAGCGTGCGTGATTTCGTGTCGGTTACTAAGGTCATGGGAGAACAGCTCTAATCTCATATTACCGTTACACCCGCACTTTCTTCCGCAAACGAAACGCTCATTTCAACGTTTTCAAGCCCACTGTCCGCAGTAGGTTTCCACGCATTATCGCCCGTATGAATTCTGTACAGTGTACTTTCAAGCGTCAGCGCACCTCGACAGTCACCGTCCTTAGAGCTTGTGACCGTTGTCTTTCCGTGCGATGTCTTGATAACAACACGCTCATCTTCCACAAGCGTTTTTTCCAGCCGCAGCACTTCACCTGTCAGCATGTTTTCAATGCCTACGTTTGCTGCCGTCTCGCCGACGCAATTGATTTCCAGCCTAAAAGGCACATCAAATTGCCCAAAATTCTGCAAAACAATGTATTTTAGCACAATGACTTTGCCAAAATAATACGTTTTGCTAATATTCCATGGGAATTTAAAACCTTTTTGCACGCCGCGCAGCTGCATTGCCTTTCGTTCGCCGCTTTCCCAATACGGGTAGGGGGCAAGCAGGCCAAGTTGAAACGGCGCACCGCGTTTTGATGCACCAATGGTAGGCGATGCCGTTACAATAACGTCTATGTGCCAGTCTCCGGCATATAACACCCCGGTCAGGTCGGGCCGTACAACGGTCATAAGCGCGTCTTTCAGCGCTTGTGCATTGTCGCCGATAACTTTCCCATTGATGGTAATAGGCCGCGTCTGAATGGCCTTAGATTGTACAGTAGCGCCTACTTGACCGATACCCTGCGCCGTATTGGCAGTGACCGAAATTGTATCAATGCCATCCGGCTTGCTGATAAGATAACCATGCGCGTAGTCAAACACGATAGACTGCCCCAGCGAATTGACGTACTTGAAAGTCTTGCTTAAAAAACTCATAACGCCCACCTCGCCCGTTGGAAATACGCCGCTGTGCTTGCTGCCAGTTCAACCGGTGTCTGCTTTGCTGCGTAAATATTTTGCGTCAGGGTAAAACCGTTGCCGCTGCCCTTACCGCGTCTGTAACTGTCCGCTTCATCGGCAGTCAGAACCATCTCGCCGCGATGCAGATTTGCAACATAGTTGTTATAGGGGACATAATCCATGCCGCCTGCGTGGCTACCGTCAGACCCCGTGTTGTTTTTCACATCACTTGCATTGATGACAAAAATACTCTTGATGCCATCCCACAAGCCCTGCACGAAGCTGACAAGACCGCCCCAAACAGCCGAAATGCCACCCTTGATGCCCTCTACAACGTTTTGCCCGACCGTAGAGAAGAACCCAAACGCGCCATCAAAGATGCCCTGAATCGACTCCCACGCGCTCTGAAAGTCACCGGACAGCACAGCGTCAATCGTAGAGAACACGCCGGTAATCAAATCAAACACAGTCTGGAAAAAGCTTACCGCAACATTCCAGATGCTTTGAATGATAATCCACGCGCCCTGAAAGAATCCGCTGATAATCGGTGCAAACGGCGTAAAGATGACCACAATTGCCTGGAAGATAGCCTGAAAGAATGCGCTTGCCCATGCCCATACAGTCTGTACAAGGTTCCATGCAGCGATGAACGCTTCACCGATGCTCTGTATGACTGGGGTCAAATCTGTAATGACCTGCGTAACGGCCTGCCCAATAACCTGCATAGCTGCTTCAACATAAGGCTGTACAAATGCAACGACTTCCTGAATCTTGGCAGAAATCGCATCCCATGCAGCATTAACGCCATTTCTAAAATCTTCGTTCTTTGCATACAGCACAGCCAAAATGCCAACCAGTGCGCCAATTGCAACCACAACCAGTGTAATTGGGTTTGCTGCCAAAACCGCATTAAAAGCGGCTTGCGCTTTTGCTGCTGCCGCCTGTGCCAACGTCATAAGAGAAATCTTCCCTGTAAGCAATCCGGCAAGAACTTCGGATGCCTTTAATGTGCCATTGAGCGCACCCTGTGCAATTTCCGTGTCAGAAAGTCCCATGCTGAACAAAGAAACAGCAACCTTGGCTTCGTCAAAAGCCGTTACCATCTTTTGGATTTTCGTACCGATTTGCCAGCCTTTTACAGCTGCACCAACCGTCACAAGCGCTGGTGCAATTTCTTCAATTACAGGCACGACTTCTTCAACTGCTGTTTTAACATTGTCAAAAATGTCAAGCAGGAACGAAAAGTCAGAGTTTTCAATCGCGCTTGTCAGCCCGGAAATAATTGCATCGCCAAAAAATGAGAACACATCAGCAACAATGGGCTGCAATTCGCTTGCTACGCTGCTTAACCCGCCAAAAAGAGCCTGCAAGCCCTCTTCAATAGTCGGTTCCAGCTCCATAATCACGCTGCTCACATAAGGCGCAAGCTGTGTGACCAGTTCGCTCAAGCCATCAATCAAAGTAGGCACAATTTCTTTGATGCGCGGTATAATGTTGTTTCCGGCAGTAATAACGCTGTCAACAAGGTTGTCCACCAAGGCTTGAAAGTCTTGCTCCGGGTCTGCAATACCCGTCAGCAGGTTTTCCCAAGCGCTCTTCATCGACGCTGTACTGCCTTGAATTGTAGTTGCAGCTTCCTTGCTGGTCGTTCCCATGATGCCCATGTTGGCCTGCACGACATGAATCGCTTGTACAATGTTCGCATAGGACATACTGTTTGAATCGACCGTTACGCCAAGCTCTTTCTGCGTGTCCGTCATGGCAGCAGCTTCTTTGATAAGCCGCTTCATTTCAGCTTGCGTGCCGCCGTACCCGATCTTAAGATTGTCGAGCATAGTATAGTTTTGCTTCGCAAATCCGTTATATGCATCCTGTATGGACTGCATATTGGTGCCCATCTTGTTCGCGTTATCGGACATATCCGAAATTGCAGTATTTGCCATTTCAGCGGCTTTTCCTGTGTCACCGCCCAAACTTGAAACCAGAGCAGCCGCAAACGATGTGGATGTTTCCATGTAATCATTTGCTGAAAGACCTACATTCTTGTATGCGTCTTTTGCGTAGCTCTCTATGATTCCCGCACTATCTTTGTACAGCGTTTCTACGCCGCCTACAAGCTGCTCATAGTCCGCATAGCTGTCCAGCGATGCCTTGCCAATCGACACGGCCATGTTCGCAGCGGTTTTCCCGATTTCCGTAATCCCATTGGCTACGGTCCGCAAACCGTCTGAAACGACATTGCCAAGCAGCGTACCGCTGAACACGTCCATCAAAGATGATGCGCCGCCTTTTGCCTTTTCAACGCCTTTTTCATAGTCGTCTGTGTTCAGACTTAATTTTGCATATAAGTTAAAAACGTCCAATCTATCACTCCCTTCTTGAATTTCTGCTTTATCTGCTGTATTCTAAGCAATAGGAGGTGTTTTTTATGGCAAAAGCAAAAAATGCAGTAATCGCCGGTGATTTTATGGGCAAAAAGGTGTCTGTTTCATTTGGCAAAGTCTCTATGGACGCTGGTGGTCTATCAGCACTTGAACTAAACAGCCGTACTGTTGCCGGTTACTCTGTGGTAGATGAAACTCACAAAACATCTATGGCTTCCGGCGTTATGCGCGGCATGGTCGGCGGTGCTTTGTTTGGTGGTGCTGGCATGGTTGCCGGTGCAATGACTGCCAAGCAAAAAGGCGTTTATCAGGTTGTTATACAGCTTATAGATGACCCGCAATGGCGTTACAGCGGCAAGCGCTTCCTGTTGGAAGTTGACGAGCCAACCTATAAAGCCATTATCAAAAATTGTTTCTAAGTTTAGCCGCCCTCTGTTTGGGCGGCTTTTTTCTCTGCTTCTTTCAATCCATGCCGCGCCGCAAAGTCTTTGAAACCCGCCTGCACCTGTTCTGGTGTCCGCGTATCCACTTTGGGCGGGTGGATAATGTCAATATATCTCGCTGGCCTGTCCTGTACGCCGGTCACAGCTACCACAAGGCTCCACGCGCTGTCTGTCATGTACACCTTGTACAGCTGCTCTTCAAAATCAGCTTTTAAAGCGTAAGGCAGCGCCGACACAAGCGCCTTTGCGCTCAGTTTCGGCATTTTCAGCAGTACAGGGATTACTTGTTCTGCTCGCCACCGAGATACGATTTGAAAAAATCAACAAAACCTTTATCGTTCACAAGGTCGTAAACTTGTTTGCAGGTGATAAGGAAATTCTGTTTGCCGATTTCTTCCAGCGTCAGACCGTTGAACGGGGCAAGGATTGCGTACACATCCTCGCGGTGCTGCTTCAACGCAATGTTCAGCAGCTTAACAATTTTCGCAAGGCCGAAACGCTGCATCGCAATGCGGGTTGTTTCGCCTTTCGGCATAGCTTTCTGCATCTCTTTCACAAGCGCTTCATCATCGATCAGGTTTGTGATGGGCTGCGCGATTTGCAAAACGGCTTCCAGCGCTTCGTCAGTGCTAAGTTCAGAAAAAATCCTCATTATGCTTCATCCTCTCCGGCCTTGATATACACCTCGCACGGCACAGTGTCCTGCGCGGTAATGGAGTAGTGCGCCGTGTATTCAAAGCTCATCTGGCCTTTTTCCTTGTCGCCCGTCTGCAAGCTGAAACCGCCGGTAGACAGCGTATTTAGCATGTGAATGGCGCAGAATCCGCCATTCGTAGTGCCGTGCTTGTCCGAATAGTCGCAAAGCAGCCACAAATCCGTGAAGTCGCTGTCTTTCAGGTCGTTGCGCGGCGTGATTTTGGAAACCTTGGAAGTGGTTGTTTCCTCTGCTGCGCCAAGCATACTTTTTACATTAGCAGGAGATGCCGAAACATAAGTGCCACTGCACTTGACTTCCCAAGATTCAATCTGCTTCAGCTCTTTCATGTTCTTGGGACAGTTGTCGATGTCCTCGCCGAAGTCGGTAAAGCTGGGCACAGCCGTAAAGTTGATGCCGCCAGTTGTGGCGCCCAGCAGCGCACTTTCTTCCGGCGCAGTACCGGCAGTCGGGTCAAACGTAGTTGCAAGATAGCCCGCGTTCAGGACAAGTTCCTTAAACGCAGATTCAGGAATACGAGTAAATTTCATGCTTTCACCTCAATTTGGGCATAAAAATTCGGCGGTCACGTTGATGTACCGCCGTTTTAGGTTTTTGTCTGTGTCATCTGCTAGCGATTGGCAGAACGGGGAGCCGCGTTTTAACCAAATCAAGCCGCCATCTACCGGCAGCGTCACGCCGCCAATGCCCAGCGCGTCAGAAAGCTCAAGCGCCTTTGCATTGGGCACTGCTTCGCTCGTGGTATGGAACCACATGTTGACCGTCAGCGATACCGCCCCGCCGCCCCATGCGTCAAACACGGCATCATAGGTCAGGTATGGGAGTACAGCGTCATCCGGCACGGCGTTGCTTGCGTAAGCGGTCATAAATCGCTCAAAAAACTGCTGTAATGCAGCGCCCTTTGTCATGTAGGCAATCCCTCCCGCAATCGTTCAGCCGTAAAACTTTTTAGGCCGTTCAGCATAGTGGAAGCGCTTGCCGGGGCTTGCTTTTCTTCCGGGCGGCTCGTGACCCGGAAATATGACCCGGTCGTCACGTCCTTGTACACGCTGCCGTACTCGATGGGCACATCTTTCCGCACAATGCCTGTATATACGCTGGTCACGCCCTGCGCTTCGGCCTGCCGTGCTTCAAGGCTGCTGTCCAGTGCAACGTAATTCGCAAACTCGGCGCCCTCTCTCCACTCGGTAGCATAGCCGCCTTCTCCGTCAGGCTTTGTCAGCTTGTCCATGATGATGCAGCTATGCGAAAAATCATCTAAAAGGCTCATAGCTTTCTCCATTTGTTCAGCCGAGAAGCAAACACGCCCTGCCAGCCCGTCACAGAGCCGCCAGAATTGCCGTTTGCGCTCGATTTGGTGTAACTGTACCCGGCAAAGCTCTCGCTTTGAAATGGGCTATTTGCGGCGTTCTCGTACTGCGTGCGCCACGCCTTGATTTCTTCTTCAAGGCGCAGAAATTCGGCAGGCACGGCCATGGCCCAGACAGCGCCATCAAACGTTTCATCTCTTAGCGAGCAGTTGCCGTATTGATACACCCCATCGTTCAGAACGCTTCCCACAATGCGGAAATACTGTCCGGCACGCAAAAAAGGGAGCGCAATGCTCCCGCCCTTGATGCTGAACTCGCCCAGATGGACGCCATTATGTGTGACAAACCAGTTCCGGCACTCCCTCATCAATTCTTCAAGCATTGCACTCCCTCTTTTTTACTGTTCTACCTTGACAGTTTTTGCGCTCCGGGTTTCTGCGGGCGTAATGGTGACAACGGCGATGCCGTCAAGGTATTCGGCCCACAGCTTCATGCCCATAAGAGCGTACATATCGCCAGTTGCGCGGCTGTAGTCGCCGTCAACATGAACACCAATCAGGTTGGTTTCGCCCTCGACGGTATAGTTCAGGCCCAGCTTGGCGAAATCGCTGTCGGCGGGGTCGATGTAGTACAGGTCGATGTTCTCCACAGGGACGGCAATGACCTTGTTCTTTGCAATGTACTTTTCGGGCAGCAGGAACAGTGTGGAATAACCCATGAAATTCTGGACATAGGTCAGGCCGAAGGCGGTCTGCGTGGTGATTTCCTTGTCGCCCAGATAGCCGTAGAAGTCCAGAATGTTGGCAAAGCCGACAACCTCGGTAACATCACGATCCATGCTGGCGAACTTGTCCAGCACGTTGCCCTTTGCCAGAGCAAGACCCTGCTGCCAAGTGGTAGCAGCTACAGCCAGAGAGCCAGTGTTCAGGAAGGTGTAGAAGTCGCCCAGAACCTTGTTCTGCAGGGCGACAAGGAACGCCTCGTCGGTCTTTTCAACGGCAACGTCTGCGCCGTACTTGGCGACTGCCTCAACGGATACGCTCTTGGCATACTTGGCAATCTCAATGTCGCCGTAGGTTTTGGGCTCGACCTTCATCTTGGTCAGCGGAATCTCATCGCCCTCGGCAACGGACGTACCGCCAGCCAGAGTGCCGTCAACAGCGGCCTCATAGGAGACCAGCTTCGTGCCGGGGGCCTTGCGGATGGGGCGCATAATGCCCATGATGGTGCGCAGCGCGTCCCAGTTCTTGCCAAAGCGGGTGACGAAGTCAACCTCGCGGGCGTTGACAGTAATCTGGGCAGCGGTAGTCAGGTTAGTTTTTGCAGCCATATATTGGCTCCTTTCTGTTAATCGTCAGATTCGTTTTGCATGAGGTTCACAAGCGCCGCCTGCCGCTCGGAGGTGGACAGTACATAACGGCCCTTGTCGTCCGTCTTGTAGATGTCCTCCCGCGTCATGGCCTTGCCGCCATTGTTGGCAGGGGGAGTAGACGTGTCTGCGCCTTTGGTGCTGCTCTTGGTGATGTACTCGCCATAATCGGTCTTGAGGCTCTTTTCAAGCGCAACTGCGTCTTTGATAGCGCCCTTGTCATCCAATTCCAGTTTGTCAAGCAGGCCGTCTCCCTTTGCAAGGCGTGCGACAGAGGAAACCCGTTTTTCAGAAATGCCGATTTTTAGCAGGACGTCGGACAGTGCCTTTTCTTTGGCAGCCGTTGTTTTTTCAGCGTCTACGTTGGCCTTGTAGTCCCCAAAAGCCTTGTGCTCTGCTTCATACTTAGCCTTGTAGCCGCCGTCGCCCTGCGCTTTCAGGTCGTCCAACTCCTTCTGAACGCCCGGTAGCTTTTCTGCATCGGCTTTATACCGCGTGACGTCGTCCTTCAGCGGGTCTACAACGCCCAGATGGAGCGCCACCAGCTGATTTTCAATTTCGTCAGTGCAGCTTTCGCCAATGATTTTACGGATTTCAGCGCGTGTAAATTTTGCCATGGGGGTTCTCTCCTTTTCTTCGGTGGCGGTTCTTCGCCATTTGAGTTTATTTATTCAAAACAGCTGTGCTTCGCTGTTTTTGCGTATAAAAATAGCACCTGCCGCAAACGCGGTAGATGCTAATAAAAAGAGCCGAGAGGCTTATTTGCCTTTCAGCTCAGATTCAATTATTTTCTTGTACTGGTCTACATGGTCTGCGACAGCGGGCTTGATGTACGGTTTAGCGCGTTGTCCGTGGGTCAGATGCCAATCGCCGTTTTCGTCTTGATACGTCCACGGTGTTTGTCTGCCGCCGGGGTAATAAACGCCCGTGCCGCACTCCACATAAACTGCATACTCGCTGTTTGTGCCGATATACGAAGCTTTTTCGCCGTCGTTTACCATATGTGTAATGCTGTTGCGCAGATTGCCAGTGTCGACAGGGCATAGCTTTTTAGCGTGCCCTTCAGCAACAAGCCCGCACTTTTCGAGCGCTCTTCCAACAGCAGCATCAAGCGCTTCTAGCACCTCGGCGCTGTGGTCTTCAAGTGTGATTTTCATTTTAACTTTTCGATTTCGTTTTCACTGCAATCAATAATTTGATTGTTTTCGTCAAGTTCGATAAGGTAACGCAAAACGTCCGTGCCCCGTATATCTACCACCACACCAATTTTTCTAGATGCAGTTACTTTTACTTTATCAAATTCGCGTATCACTTGTCTGCATCCTTTCTATAGGCTGTTGTAATTCTCGGTTTTCCGTTGCCGGGTTCTTTTATCCAGCAAGTCAAGAATTGCTTTTTCTCCGTTATCCCCAACTTCATGGGAATCGAATACTTTTTGCTCCCATCTTCCAGCTCTATTACATTTTGAACTTTGCTCTCATCGTATTGCTTTGCAATATCGTATCGTAGCTGTATCGGGTTTTCCTTTGCATATCCAACGTCGAAAAATTCTTTCGCATGTTTTGCGCCGGGCTTCAAAAGATATTCTTTGAATTTTCTTTCCGTCGTTTCGCATTGCGCTTTTTCTACAAACATTGTTTGCCTTTTTAAGGTCTTTAACGCGTGCCAAATTTCAATATCATTATACTTTAAATCTTGGAACTTGTAAACTGAATCTGGCACTTTATCGCCTAAAACTTTGCGGTATTCCGCAAATTGTCTTTTGTCGGATGAAGAATTACGCCCTTTTTTCATATATGTTTCCCACGCATATCTGTTTTCTGCTTCTTTCCAGCTAGCCCATTGCGTGTAATTCATATATGGGACAAGTACGCTTCTCCCTGTTTCTGGGTCTATCGCTCTCCGCAACTCATGCCGCGATTTTGGCACATCTGGCAAATCCGCTATTGTTGTGCAGCGGCAATTATACACTAGGTATCCCGGCGCAGATTCATCGCCAGGCTTCATGAGCTTATAACCATCAATAATAAACGGCTTTTCCACATCTACCGTTTGCCCGTCTGCCACCGCGTGCGCATGCCGCGTGCGGTTGTCTAACGTTGCCACCCATTGTTTTTTCAGCTTGATGCCCATGTCTTGTGCGGCACGGTAAGTATCTAGCCGTCCCGCGTTCTCTGCTGCTGTGACCGCCGTTCTGGCCGTTCGGATAGCGCTTGCGCGGCTCATGTCCCGCATACGGCTTTGCAGGTCATCCGCAATCTTGCCAATTCCCTTGCCTTGCAGAATGTAGCTTGTGACGCTGGCTGTGATTTGCTGCTTGCCGTACTTCAAATCAATGCCACGCTGCAATGCACGCTTTGGCGGGTAGTACGGCATCAAGTCAGGCTGCTCCACAATCAGACGTTTCACTGTCTGCTCATCCCACAGCGTAAAATCTGCTTTGTCGGAAACCTGATCGATTTTGTAAGCAGAGTAATTGCGGTTCAAGCTGTAAATGCCAGGCGTGGCGTCATTGACATAGGCCACAGCCGTTTCGTTGGCGTTGGTGTATCTTTCTGCCACCTTGTCCCGCAGCGCCGCAAAACGCTTGCCTCGGCCCATCTGCGCAAGCCGCCATTGCTTGTACTGCTGTTCGGTGATTTCGCCTTTTTCAAGCTTTTCTTGCATAGCGGCATCACGCTTGGCAAACTGCTCAAAATAGGATTTCACCGTGTCGGTCAATTCGTCAGCAGCTTCTTTGTACAGTTTTGCGATGCGCTGTTCCAGATCGGCGAGCTGTTTATCCGTCAGTTTGTGGGCATAATCAGGTTTTCTCATTTTCTTCTTTTAGTCTGTTTTTTTCTATTGATCTCGCCACCGACAAACCCCATAATTTCTTTGCTTAGTTTCGCTTGGCTGCTTTTGTACGTTGAAGTGGTGATTTCTCTTTTTGTAGCTTCACCAAAAGAATTCACAAATGTTTTTCCATTTGTTTTTTCAGCAGTCACATTTCTGCTTGCGGTCACTATTTTGTTTGTTATCGAACGCTTTTTTGATTCAAGCGCCTGTTTTTTTCTCTGTACATCGTAATATCCGCTTGGCATATTCCACGCAGGATTTTTTGATGCGTAATCCGCCAACCTTTTATTCAGTTTGTCAATTTGGGAATTCAGGCTTTTTTCTTTCTCTTTTAAGGCGCCTATATTCGCACTACCGCCGCCCCTGCCGCTTCCAGAACCTCTACCGCCCATTGTCGCATCTCCTTTTTAGTTGCTTATAATATGGCTGAATCCTCGTGACGTTCCAATCAAATTCTTCCGGGCATTTGCCATGCCACAAAATCTCACTGGGTTCAAGCCTTGCCAATGCTGCCCGAACGCCTTTTTCAAACAGCGCTTGATTCTGCTTGTTTTGCTGCGTTCCTACGCTGGAAATAGCAACAATCGAATGTTGCGGCTCGCCGTCAAAACAAAACTCGTAGCTTTGCTCATCGCTCCAACATAAGGTTGGCACAACGTGAATCCCGCATTGCTGCCAGTATGCCGCTAGCCAGTGCTTGCGATAGTGATTGTATATCTGCATAGCAAGCGGCATATCTGTATACATTGAGAAATCAGGAGCACACACAGCGCCAAATTTGCGTAGCATCGGAATGTACTTGTCCGGCTGATTCCACACCCTTTGGAATTGATAATCGTCCACGAAAAAGTGAACTCCTTTTGTTGCACAGTCAGTACAGGTTTTTGCAAAGTTGAACGGAATCCATTCCAGATGCCGCACATCAATGTGTTCCGGCTGGATAATCGGCGCATCGTATTTGCCAATGCCTAAAAAGTTAGCTTTGTCGAGGTTTTCAAAATTCAACATCTTGTCATCCCTCGCCTTCTGTCGTACGGTCTACCTCCTCTGCCGCCTTTCGCTTCATCAAATCCTCGTACTGGTCTGCGTCTCCGAGAATGGTCAATAGCTTGCGCGTGATGTACTCGTCGTCGTAATATTCTGCTCCGAGCAAGACCGTCTGCGCCTCTTCCTGCTTGTTGATAATCTGGTTGCGCGTGTATGTCGGATCGTCATCAAGCCCGGCAACCGCCAAAATGCCCTTGATGCAGCGCGTCACGCAGCTTTCAAACTTGTCCGTTTTCAGGTCGAGTGGCACATAACTGGCCTTGATGGCCGTTGCAGTTTGGTTGCCAGCGCTGACAGCGGCAGAATCAAAGGCCTGAAAGTCCTCGTATAGCTTTTTGGTGAGCATATCAATAGTCGCCTGCGTGCCTTGGAACGGAGCTTCGATGCTCTGTGGCGTGGCCTTCGCGCCCTCTTCACCGTCAGCATGGGCTACATGGGTCGTTTTCAGACGCTCGATGAACTTTGTATCGTCCTGCTCGTCCATGCCTCCGCAGTTGGTCAACACCCAGAAAATCAGGTTGCCCTCGTCAACATTGTTTACCATGTTGGAGCTTGCAAGGTCGAGCGCGTCAATGGTATTCTGGCGCCCCTGTAACTCGCTGTGGGCCTGCTCGCCGTTTTTCAGCGGGATAATGGGAAATCCTGGATAATTCTCACCATCATAAATTTCTGTGCCGTCTGCCTCGCTGGTGCGCAGCTTCAACTTGTAGGCGCGTTTAGGCTTGAGAATCGCCATATCATCGCTTTTGGGCTTTAGATACTCTGTATAGCCGTCAAGCTCGTACAGCGTGGCGCGCAGTGGCTTATTGTCTGCCACCTGCCAGAAACGGATTCCGGCTTTAATGGAGCCATCTTCCTCGTCGTACAGTGGAACAAATTCCTCTGCTGCGAACACCTGCACATGGTCGAGATTCCAGAACACGAAAGACTGCCCGTCAATCAAAGCATGGCGGGCAGCGTCCATAATATCTTCATCAAACGTCGCACCCAGCGCCTTTTCTGTCTCCGGCTTCTGAAATGAAACGCCGTTGCCCAGCAAATACGAAACTTCTTGGTCTACGACCAAACCAAAGAACTTGCTTGCTATCTTGTGATTTGCCGTGTACATGTCACGGTGCGCCTTGCCCTGCATGTCGTAGATGATTTTCTCGTATTTGTTGATTGTAGGGTTTTCTCCGTGGTAATACTTGTTGGCGTTCTCTGCAAGGCGTGTGCTATGGTCGGCCTTATACTCATTGATTGCGCCCAGTATGAAACTCATGCGGGCCTTTTCGTCCTCGCCAACCGCTACAAAATCTTGGTATGTTTTCACGTCTTCTCACCGCCTTTACACGAAAATGCTCTTGTATCTGGTTTCGGCGGTGTCCCCCGCCTTGTTCGCTGTGCTTTCCATCGCATAACGCACTGCATCAATGTGATGGTTGTTCAAATCCGGGTAGCCTTCCAGCACTTCACCCGTCTTGCCGTCCCGCTCGTATTCATACTCGCTGAACTCTTTTGCAGTATCCGGGCATCGTTCCGGGTCAATGACAATAGCTTCCAGCATTTGCAACCATTTTGTGCCATACCGAACCGATTTCGGCCCCTTGCGGGCTGGGAACGTCTTTACGCCGTACTTGTTATAGTCAGCAATAGATTTTGGCTCGGCGCTATCCGCGCAGACTTTGTCCTCGCGCGTCAGCCCTCTATCCAAAAGCAGCTGCGCCGTGTCCCTGTTGCTGGTTCTGCGCCGTGTCAGTTCATCGAAGATGTACAGCGTTCGCCGTGCCGCATCATAGTGCATCGCATTGTATGCCCACGGGTCAGGGTACCAGCCCCAGTCCACGCCACGCTTGATGCGGTCAAAGCTGGCAATCTGTTCATCGGTGATTTTCTCAATGCGCAGATTTTCAAATACCGCCGTGCCGCTGCCGACAACCTCGCCTAAATACTCGTGGCGGTAGGCTGTTTCGTTTGTGCGCTGCAAGTATTCAGCATCGGCCAGAAAGCGCTCTCCGAGCCATTCTTCGGGCGTTGTTTTATAGGTGCTATGATGTATTAGCTTTCCATCGCGGGCTTTCAGTGCGTAGCCGTTTGCCCAGTTCCGTGCCATTGCTGGCGGGTTGAAGCTCTTGAACGTGATGAACCAGTCACCGCCGCGCAGGCAGGACTGCTCCACATTTCGGATTTGCTCTTCCCCGTCAAACTGGTCGAGTTCCTCAAACCAGCAGATGCCGATATAACCAAACGGCACTTTGATTGACTTTACCTTGCCGGGGTCATCAACGCCGAAAAAAAGCACCTTTTGCCCAGTTGGCAAATAGGTGCATTCCATAGGAGAGACAGTGCAACGAAAACGGTCGTGCAGACCAAGCTCATTGATAGCCCATACAATTTGCGCATACACGCTTGTGCGCAGTGTGTTGCCGACCTTGCGGAACACTGCCGCGTGGCATTGCGGGTGTGCCATCAGCTGCAAAATGACTTCAACGCCAATGAAGCTTGACTTTGTGCTGCCACGTCCGCCTTTTGCCACAAACTCTTGAACTTTACCATCTTCAATGTCCCAGAATGGCTTATAAAATGCTGGCGAAATAATATCCTTGATATGTTTATTCTCTTGGCACATCATAAATAATATTCACCGTTCCCACGCTCTCTTGCTTCGGTTTGTCATCCCATCCAAAATTTGCCCGCAAGCTAAACTGTGCGCCGCCGGAGCCGTCTTTATCGTACAATCTTTCTTCGGCGTACTGTTCACAAAGGGTCTTTGCGCGCGTAATCGTGTCAACGAACTCTGGTTTGTTTTGGTAATTCAAAAGCGCCTGCCTTGATGTGAACCCAAGTGCAAGCGCCAATCCTGTCACAGTAGGCGGCTTTTTATCGTCATAGATGATATATCCGTTTTTATTTCGCATCGGTTCCCCGTTTTCATCTACAAACGGTTTCCCTTTACAGGCTTCAAAGTAGGCATCAATCTTTTCTTGCATTGCCTTTACGCTTCTGTATTTAGGTGGTGCGCCTCCCGGATTTTTTCTTGATGCCACTTTATCACCTCGCTTTACAACACAAAAAGCCCACACAATGTGTGTAGGCTTATATCCCCCAAAACCCCTTTGCGCCGGAGGAAAAGCGCGTTCCCGCCCTGTCGGTGTATGCTGTGCCGACCTCACCCGTTGCGGGGAGCAATTCCGCAACGCTTTTTTGATTCCCTGTATTGTCCGCACAGGGCTGGCGGGCTGTCTTTTCGTATACCGCGCAGTCCCGCGGTTTTCGGCGGTATTTATACCCGCGCCCCTATCCGCGGTTGAAGTTTGTTTTCGCACTTCACTGTGCGGGCAGATTTTTTCAGGCTCTCGAAGTCCCGTTGCGACCTGCCATCGCGCCGCGCTCCTGATCGGCTTTCCGCTTTGCTTACAGCGTTCAGGTTATCTATCGCGTTTTGCCTGCGCCGGGCTTTCACCGGTGGGAGCGACCCAGCATGTGCCCTCAGCCGGACTTGAACCGGCACACCAAGGCTCTTGCCATTGAGCTACAAGGGCATGTGCGGCTTGCCGTTTGCACGACCATTGTCATCATTTGTGAGGTATACCGCGCACTCTCACACAGACAGGTTGCGACCCTGCCCTCTGGTACTGCACACAGGTCTTGCACCTTTGCCACGCCGTAGCTTGCGGAACGCAGCGCCCTTTCCGTATTGCCTGGTCAGTCCCAGTTTGCGGCTGGCTATGCAGCAAATAAAATGCCGGTCTTTCCCGGCTGTCAGTATCGAGAATAGGAGGTTTTGCTATAGACTGTAATGTACCCTCTTTACAGTTTCCAGCATATTCATAATACCACTTGACAACGTCCCCACAGTTACCCTTTTTTCTTGTCCAAAAGCAAGAAAAATTTTCTTCTGCTTTCGTAAAACTGCCGTCTGCCGCAATACACAGGCTGGTATTCGTAAGCCGTTCCCTCTGTTACGTTTTTCAACAGAGCGCACCAGTTTAAAGGGTCTGCTTCTCTTGCCGCGTCCTCAATGATTCGGACATCTGTGCTTAACTTTAGCGCTCTGTCCGCCTTTCTAGCTGTTGGGTCTGACTTTCCGTTTCCGTGCGGCAAACCGTCATTTGAAACCGCATCAAGCCCTCTTGCACTAGCAATTTCCAACCGCATTTCAGCGTATCTTTTGCAAAAGTGCTTTAATTCAAGGTATCTTTCTTTTGAAATTCCATATTCATCTAGGTTGAGCGGTCTTTCTCTCATTCTTGCTCCTTTCTTCCAGTTTCATGCAGCGCGGCAGCGTGCAAATATCGCCATTCTTCCACTCGCATGTCGCGCAAAGATGTACGCGGGCGTATTCATCAACTAGTTGCTGTTTTGTCATGGGGGTCACCTCCGGGGGTAGAAGTCATTTTAGAAGCCTCCTTATGATTCTATAACATGCAATGCCGATGCGGGTTACGACCAGCAGCGGCCAGAAAATAAGGACAATAACGTTGTCTGCGCCGTCCACGGTGCCCATTCGGTCTGTGTGGTTAATGTACAGGACGGCGAGCAGGCCGCACAGGTCGTAAACACAGACGGCGGCGATAATAAGGATAACGATTACCCAGTTAGTCATCTACGCCCACCATCCTTGCGCCGCAGAACATGCAATACTTCATACGACTTGCGCTTGTTCTCCATTCTTTTTGATGGCAAGCGGAACACTCGTATTCGTTTTCTCCGCAAACATATCCTCGTTTTATCCAATGCGCCGTAGGCCGCATGGATTCGGGGTCTATGGTTGGAATTTTTTTGATTTCGTCTTGTATGGCAAGATACTCGGAATTGTACAATTCAACGGCGCAAAATACCGCTTCCATAACATTGTTTGCATCAATCAGCCGCGCCGGTTCTTTCGGCTGGCTTGCGCCCGGAATCGGGCAGCCTATTGTTGTGCTCATTCTGATACCTCCTCTACATATGCCATGCTCTGGCGCAGATTGAGCGATTTCGGATTGAGAACACAAGCCGGGGCGACGGATTGTTCGTAGTACGCACAGAAGTTGTCCAACTGCCCCGTAGTGTAAACGCCGCGAACGCTGCTAGCGTGGCCCGCATCTGAATCATCGTCACCGCAACACCATGGCGTAGCAGTCCAAATCCATCTGTCGTAGTGCGGGATGTAGTCACGGTACTTGCGGTACTCATCACAAGTGAGGATAAAAACGGTGTCTTTCACTGTTCCATAGGCGCTGTCACCGTTGTCAGCAACAAGGTCTACGGTATGTGCCAGCAGACCTTTTCCACCAAAAACAGCGTTCGCCATATCAGATAGAATACCACGCACATTACTTGTGCGGTAGTTATTCCAGTTGCCTTTCTCATCGGCAAATTTATCACTTGGGCAGAACTGTACATCTCTTGCCCAAGGTTCAGCCATAATTGCCAGCACGCCGCCATCAGGGTGGTTCGGGTCAAGGCAGACCCACTCAAAGTTTTTGAACATAAAATGTTCGCCTGGTTGTAGGGTTGTAATGTTAGTCATTGTCGGTCACCTCCGTGAGCCAGAATTTGCGTTTGCAATCGCTGCAACTGATTTCGTGGCAATTTTCTTCCGGGTTGTAATCATAGTTAATGTATTTAGGGCACATCCAGAGGTAATCGTCCTTCATTTCCGCCTTTGGGAACATCCTCAGAAACTCGCTCTGGCGGGTCTTGATTGGATTGTCTTTTGCCCATTGCTCGACAATATGAACAGACTTTTCCACGTATTCGCTTGCATTTCCGTTACAGTAGACATAGTTATCTTCTTCGCAGTTTTCGTGCAATGGGCATTCAAGACAATTGGCTTGGCTTTTGCACAATCTGTGTAGAGTTTTTACATATTTAACTGCGTCCATTAGTCTCACTCCTTACCAATCTGCGTTTATAACCACAAAATCGCCGTTTTCTATGGCGCAATTGACCAGCATCTTAATGCTTACCCAACCGAATACATCGTGTTCTCTTGCAAAAGTTACAAGGTCTTTTGCCTGTTCGGATGTGAGCGTCATATCTTTTCCATAAAAATCGCGTTCTGGCTCTTTCTCGCGGATTTCATAAGGCACATAATAGCCTATTTTTTCGAGATACTCTTTCCAGACACGCCCGCCGGAATACTCATAGTCTTGCATTGTGCCTTTGATTGGCTTTCCGCAGTGCGGACATTTGCCCACATCGTAGCGGCTGACTGTAATATCAAATCCCATTGCGATTACTCCTTATCCAACCCGCGGGCTACATACTGCCCATAGGTCAGGCCTAGGGCGGCGGCTTCGCGGACGCATTGCTCAATTGGCTTTGCGAGCCCGTGAAGCAACGCGGCATCTTTGATTCTCTTTCTCTGCTTTCTTTCTCTATCTCGCTCGTTAGAAAGCATCCTGCGGCACTCGTCGCAATAAATTTGCCTGCCTGTTACTGGTGTTGCCCCGCAGTTTTGGCACAGCTTAATTTTTTTCTCTATTTTCATAGCGGCTCCTCTGTTTTCGGCACATCAACGCCGATATTCTGCAATGTTACCTGTGCCCAAAGGTCTGCAAGCTGGTCGTTGCGGTACTCATTGTATTTATCAGCAACGGGGCCGGCCATTGCATCCTGAATCCGTTTCAGGGTGCGGGGAGAAAGACCGACCTGATAGCACGCCAGCAGACACAGATAGGCGGCGCTGGTGGCAATGTCGTTGCGCTCCTTCATGACAGCTTCCTGCGCACGGCACTGGATGTTCTGAATTTTAGCTTCTGCATAAGCGTCTATGGCCTTCTGCATGGCCGGGGTGGGATGAAGTCTGGCTTTCATGAGTTACACTTCCTTGCTTTCCGAAATACGGCTTTCCCAGCGTTTGCGCTTTTGCTGCATGATTTGCTCGATTTCATCTGGGTAGTAGTTTTTTTCTTCAAAAACCTCCATACAGAGCTTTACGTCTGCCAGTTCTTTAAGCAAATCCTGTAAGCATTCTTCTTCTGATTTTGGCGTCGGATTCTCATCGCGGAGCTTACGGGCAAATTTCAAGGCTGCCTGCGCAAGCTCTGCGCTTTCTTCTGCCAACTGTTCCAATACGGCGGGAGTCCCGATTGTAGAGCTTATGTACAGATTCCCGGATGTAATCTTTTTACAGCCGCCCGGATGGTCTGCGTTACCGCCTTTCAGATTGCAGCATGGACTGCTATAGTCGCAGCAGCAGCCGCAGTCAGGGCATTTACGTTCAGTTGTCATCTACTTCATCCTCCAATTCTTCAATGAAAATTTCGGTGCGGGGGTTGGATTTGTCGTACAGCACGCGGGAGCCGTCTGTTGCTGCTACGATGTTGCTGTTGTCATCTTTCAAAATTCCGGCATCAACCAGAATATCCATGATGGCGCTTTCAAGGTTTGTTTTATCAACCTTTCGGCGTGTAGGCATGTAGTACAAGCACTTGACATTGTAGCGTCCGTCCAGCGGATTTTTGGGCGCTGGTTTTAAATACATCTTGGCAGCTCTTGCGTACTTCAAGTAGGCTGCGCTTGGCAGCACTTTTGCGTACTTGCCCTTATGGCATACCGGGCAGTGTGCGCCAACGTATCCGATGCGGGGGCTGTTCTTTTTGGTGATGGGCTTGCCATAGATTATGTATTTTTGTATCATAAACTGCCCCACTGTTCTGCCATTGCGGCGGCGATACCGGGGAATGTTTTGGCACGTGTTTTAGGGTCGCGTTCTTTTCGGCCCTGGAATTTGCGATAGTTTCCATGGGGATCTTTGCATCCGCCGTTGACGTATGGCTCATGCGAGGCAAGAATCTTAGTCGGCTGTAAAGGTTGAAGATTTTTCAGCCATAGGCAGGTACGTTTGCTGTAGGGGTGTCCGAACTCGTATGGCTGAATTGCCTGTGCATACGGCGGCAAGCCTACAATTTTCATGGGTGTTGGGTTTTCAACAGCAATGTGAGGAATAGGAGCATTGAAAAAGTGTAGGAAAAACTCTTTTGCTTCCATGGCCTTTTTAAATCGCTCCTGAACGGTTTCGCCCTTAACACGCATGCGGACGGCACCTGCATTTGTCAGATAGGTGCAAGGCGGGTGTGCAATCAGCAAATCCCACTTGCCTATATCATGAGCCTTGCCGTCCATCGTTACGATTTGCCCCCCCTCGATTGCTTTCAGGGCATCGCCTAAAATATGCCATTCCTGGTGTCCTCCCGACGGTTCCTGAATGTCGCAGCTGTACGCTTCGTGTCCGCGTTCTCGGAACGCCTTGCAGACTGTCTGCGATTCTTCACAGGCAACTAATACTTTCACGGTACAATCTCCTTTACTTTCGCGTAGTACTTCTCGCTGTACCAGATGTCAGGCAGGTTGGATTTTGGGTGTAACCTGCGGTTCGCAGGGCGGCTTCGGCGTTCCACCGTGTGGAATACAGGCGCTTGGAGTGGGTGATGTCGCCGGTAGAGCGGGAATAGGTGATGATTTCAAACTTTGGCATGCAGCTTCAACGCCTCCTGCGTATTTACCTCGTCGCGTTGGATTTTCTGATAAAGCGGTGTGTCAAAGTGCAGGCACGCATGACAGGTGCGAGCAAACAGAACGTCAAACGATTCGATTTTGTGCGGGAGAAATTTCTCTGCCGCCGTGCGCAGTTCGGCAACGGTGGGCGGGAATTTCAGTGTGGCGGCCAGATTTGCCGCGCCGCTCTTGGCCGCTTGCAAGGGGACATCTTTCAGTGCTGTGGCCCAGGCTTTTGTCATTTCGTCCGGGTCTTTTCCGCGCATGAGGTTTGCCCAGTAGTTGGTGCAGGACAGCAGAAAGACGGCAGTTTCCTGTTCAGTCATCGGTGGTCACTCCTTTCGCGAGCTGCTTTAATCGCTCCATTGCGGCTGCGGCGTCTGTCTGGCGTGGCGTAGTGCGGGTCGCTTTAGCACTGTCGCGCTTTGCCTTGAAAGCTTCCACAGTGTAGATTCCTTCCTGCTCACAGCGTGCCAGGATTTGGGATATGTAGCTCCAACGCCGGGAGTTATGAACGGCGGCTTCTTCTATTGCCTGACAGATGATGGCGGATGGAAATTTTTGCAGGGCCGCTTTGATTTCATCGGATACAGCGCGTGGGATGGAACCACAGTTCTGTTCATAGCACTGAATGCAGTCGGATAAATCCTGGTTATGCAGGTCACACCCGGCGTCGCTGGCAGCAGTAGTAGCTATATATTCTTTACTTCTTACCTTCTTAGTATTAGAGGGTTTGTCGCTCGTTTGTCGCTCGTTTGTCGCTCGTTTGTCGTTTTGTTTGTCGCAAGCCTGATAATCAGCGTAATTATTTATCGTGTATATGGTAAATTTTGACGTTGATTTCTTTGTCACTTCGTTTGTCGAAATTAGCTTACTTAATGCTGTGCGGATTTGACGTGTTGTGAGCCCAAGTTTGACTTCCATTTCCTTTACAGTGGTAACAACTTGACCACGTTCCAAGGGAATGCCGCGATAGAACTTGTCTTCGTAGCTGGCAATTAGAAGCAGGTGAATAAACACGTCCTTTGTGGGGCCATCATCATACCAGCCCCATTCGAGCATTTTTCTGTATAGCTTGATGAAGCCCTCGTTAGCCATTTTTCAACACTCCATATAATATTCAGCGACGCGGCACAGTCTGCCGTAGCGGTTGCGGCGCTGCACCATGCGGGATGCCACCGGGACACCCCGGCGCTTTAGGTCTGTGATGCGGGAGGCAAGGCGACTGCATCCGAAGTCCTCGAGCGCGTCCAGCGCGGTCAATGTGCCGCCGGATTCCAGCACGGCTAAAATCTGGTCAAGCTGGCTCGGCTGCTTTCTTTCATTCGTTCTTTCTTTCATGACGCGCACCTCCTAGAACGGCAAATCCCCCTCATCCTCAATGAGGGCATAGTCGTCAGACTGGCCGGAAGAATAGGAAACGTCAGGCATGCCCTGCGTGCGCTGTGAGGGGGCTGCGGGGCGCTGTGCGGCGTTCTGCGGGGCAAGGCTAGTACTTTCCTTACTGCCGCAGAAACTCACGTTCTGGGCCACGATTTCAACGGCTGTGCGGTTCTGGCCGTTCTTGTCCTGATACTGGCGCGTCTGCAAGCGGCCATCAATGGCAATGAGGGCACCTTTGGGAAAGTATTTGCAGACGAACTCTGCGGTCTTGCCCCAGGCGGTGACATCGAGCCAGTTCGTCTGGCTCTGGCCGCTGGCATCCTTATAGCCGGAATCGTTCGCGATGCGGAATGAACAGACGGACTTACCGCTGTTCGTGGTTTTGAGTTCCGGCGATGCGGCAAGTCTTCCGATGATAGCAACAACATTCAACATAGGTTAGTCCTCCGTAATATCGAGATAGTTCTTGTAAAAGCGGCGGCGGAAGTCAGACACCGTCCAGTGGTAGTAGGCCATTGCATGGCGTTGGCCATCTTGTTCAAGCCGCAGCCGCGTTGCAGCACAGTTATGTACAGCGTCAGGCGCGTTTCTATGGCAATCTGCACACAGAGGAACCCAAAGCCCGTATTGCTTGCTTTTATCGCGGCTGCCATTGTATTTGCTTCCGCTACCAAAAAAGATTTCATGGCGCTCGGTCGGTTTCCATTGCTGGCATTTGTAGCATTTAAACCCATCTATTGGCATAATAGATGGCGCGTAACCGTTTCGGTCAAGCTGAACGCCGTATTCATTGCGCGTTGGTTTCCGCATCGTCTGTCAGTCCTTTCAGTTTTGCGATTTCCTCCGGGGTCATGGTGGGGATGCCCTGCTGCTGGCACTCCTGCACGATCAGTTCAATCAAGCGGTGCATCTGGGAGGGGTCGAACTGGGAAGAGCCGTACCAGCATTGCAGGTTGTAGAAAGTCCCCTGCGGGGTGGTCATTTCATCGAGCTTATGAACCTGCCAGCCCTCGCCCTTGCTCTCCCATCCGTTTTTGAATGCTTTTGCAGCATCGGCGCGGAGGGTGACAATGGCGGAGCTGCCGCCGATGTCGCGTATCAAATCACGGTAGATGTCCAGTACAGGGCGGTTGATTTTTGCGGCAAGCTGGTTCATGAGCGCCCATGCGTAGGCGTTGGCAGAGAGGCTGCGCTTTTGTGAGGCCGTGCCGATGACGGCGGCAAGTGGCTTGCCCTCGTCAATAACGGCGCGGGCTTTATCACAGTCGCTGGGGGAACATTCCAGCGTAATTGTGTTGCCGATAACAACGGCTGTCTTTATGGCAATTTGCTGCTTCATTTCCACGCCTCTGCAATCTGCTGGCCCTGCTTCCAGTCCTCTGCCGTGAAGTCCTTAGAGGGCTTGCCGATGGTTTCTGCAATGAGTTTCCACGCATCAGATTCATCGGCGTTGTTCTTCTGGCAGTAGGCTTTGACAGCGCGCTGGCACTCGGCGCGGGCGGCAAGGCGGGTGGCGGCAGTTTCCGTTATGGTCTTATTGTCCTGCGCGTTGGCCGCGGCGGCGGTCTGGTTGTGGTATTCGTCGCTGTCGGGGTCTTTGGTGTCGTCGATGCAGAAAAGACCGTTCAGGGCGTATTTACGGGCGTAGCTGGATGCCGTACCGGTGATCTGTGCGCCGTCCATGCCTTTCTTGGTTTCGTCCTCACGAGCAAGGGCGGTGGTGCTGGCGGCGTTGCCGTCCTTATCTTGCACGGTGGCGGTGGCCTTAATGTAGTAGCGGTTGCCGATGAGAATGACTTCATCCGAGACGGTCAGGGTGCAACCATGCTTTGCGCAAAGAGGCTTGGCGGCCTCGAGAATGCTTTCCGCGTTGCGGTACTTATATTTACCGAACGAGTTGTAGAGGTTCTTGGGGGCTTTGAGTTCCACTTGAATGTTGGACAGGGTTTCATAGATGCTCATTAGATTGCTTCTCCTTCCGGGTCGGGGGTGGTCAGGTGGATGCGGTAGCAGCTGGCTGGCGGCAGGGCCGTGTCCGGCTTGCGGGTTTTTAGATCATAGAAGTAGACCGGAATGCCGTCTGCCAAAAAATAAGTGCTGTTCAGGCCGTATTCATGTTTTGCGAAAAGTGGTACAAATGCGCCGATGCTCTCGGAATAGATGCGGCGGGCAGCCTGCACGGCGTTGAAATAGCAAGCGCTGATGCCCTTTCCAGTGGGGATGAACTCGGCAAGATGCCGGCCCTTCAAAAGTGCGTGCGCCTGTTTCAGGGCGCTGATGTCGTCAATGGTCATTTTAGTAGTCCTCCATACAGCGGCAATCTTCCCACGGGTCGTCCTCTTGGACATCTTCACCGGGGAAGTCGTCGGGGTTATAGCACATATCACAGCCGATGATTGCTGTGCCGATTAAGTAGATGGCTTCGCATTCCTCACCGCATACCGGGCAGCGGGGGCGGCGGGGTTCGTCAGGCGGGAAGGGGTTGTCTTGATGCCCCCAGAAGCTAGTCATTCGGATACCTCCACAAGGTCGCCGTTTTTCAGCTTGTACCAGGTGTCAGGCTTGATGTTTTCACCGTCAACGACAAAGGCTTTCCACTCTTTAATGCCGTAATCCGCATCATTCTCCACAGCAATCACAAGGATGGCACCCATGCCGCCTTTAATTTTTACGTTTTCGCCGCGAACAAGCCCGCAACCATTTTCACCGACAGAAACGTAGCCGCGCGAAGTAGCCGCGCCGTACTCGCCAGCCGTAGCCGCGCCGTACTTGCCAGCCGTAGCCGCGCCGTACTTGCCAGCC